GGCCAGAGCGGATAGCAGAATGGGCTTGTGTATCCGGATTCCTCTTTCACGCTCTTGGTGTCTGTGTATTTCTTTGCCTTGGCTGTATCAAGGTCAAGAAGTGCCATTGCACTGTATACGCCATTGATCTTGGCCGCCTTGGCTGCAAGTGCAAGACCGACCTCCGGAATCTGTGACCAGCCTGGTGCGAGAATGAGTCCCGGAACGATGCCGAGTCTTGGGTATACCTGTCTAATGACCTGCGCTCCTGTCTCAGCTCCTGTGGATGGATCCACGGCTCCGATGACGTCCTCTTTCGTAACCTTGGACGGATCGATGACTTTTCCGCTTACCTTGATGGCTGTTGCTGCTGCGCCTTTTCCGCCTGCGAGCATTGTGATTGTGAGGAATCCAGTTGTGCTGTCAAATGCGGCACTGTAATCCTCGCCAGCATTGAGCTCTGTATCGCCAGTTGAATTCTTGACGGTGAGCCCTTCGAGGATGATGCCTTCTTTCTCGATCACTGCCTGCTTCTGGTTTACCTGGTACTCTGCCTCTGCGAGTTCCTTGTTGTGCTTTGCCGGATCCAGGACGTTGATGTAAACGACCGGACTAACCTGGAACAGGTTTGATGTTGCGAACATCGTCTGGCAAAGTGTGAAATTCTTAAAGTCTACGGAATATCCGAGTGCTGCCATGGCTTCAGTTCCTGAATTCGCAAGAATTGGAACGTTTACGGCTTCGCTTGGATTCTCGGCCATATTGACCGGAGCTGTTCCGAGGACTACCTGGACGGAGCTGTTGCCGGTCTTTGGTACCTGAACGGCTGTAGCTTCTTCCTGGATATAAACTCCATGTCTGATGCTCATTAGTTCTTACCTCCTCTTTCAAGTTTGAATTTCTGCGCTTCTGCGTAAGCGCTGTATACGTATCCTCTCTTTTCTCTGATCATTCTCTCGGCCTCGCCGTATTCTCTGATCGGAATGAAAAGGTTCAGGATCATTGGTGCATCCGCTTTGGCTGCTTTCGCTGCCTCCGGGATTGTCGTGTAGACTGTGCCGGTGATGGCGATTCCACTGATTGTTGGTCCTACGTAGAGGACTGCTTCAGTCTTTGCCTCCGTCACTGCCTGTGTCTTTTTTGCCGGTGCTTTTGTCTCCGGCGCCTTTACTGATTCGCTCATGACCAGTCATCGCTCCTTCCTATTTTTGGTACGTAGAATTTGATATCTATGGCTCCGAAGTAAAACGGATACGTGTCCTCATCCTGAAGTGCAAAGCTCACGTTCTGGTTTGCTCTGAATTTGCTATCCAGGAGCGGTCTTTCCAGGAACCGGTTTGTAATCTTTGTGATCATCTCCAGGATGGTTCTGTGTCCGTTCGTTTCTTTGTCGTAGTCGCAAATTCCGAATAATACCGTGGTTCCGACGAGCCATGGCTCATCGTCCGTCGGTGTGTTGCCTTCTTCGATTCTCACGATGAAGTAAGGGAAGAACTGCGACTGGTCTTCCTCATCGTCTGTGATCTCCGGCAGCCTCTGTTCGTAGCCTTTTACTCCGAACACGTCCTCTCCTGCAGCATTTTTCAGCTGCATCTGTGCCAGGAGTTCCTCGATTTCAGCGATTAGCGATTTCTGAAGGTCCCATGGTGTCATTGTCTTCCTCCTACTTTGTGAGTAATTCTATTTGCTGCTCCACGTAATGCTGCAGGTTCCGGTCGATGGACGGTTTTACGATTCCGTACACCCGCTGCTCGTTACCGATCATCTTCGGGATTGAGTTGGAGTAAAGCTGTTTTATTGGAAGTCTCGCCGATCCTTCTCTCTGGAAGATTCCCTTATGTTCATTACCCATTTCTCCGCGAAAGGCTTTTATATTGCCTTTGATTAACTGCTTCAGGCCTCCACCCTTTATGATGTTTGCCTTGGCTCCGGATTTCTTGGCAAATGTGGTATGAAACTTATCAATTGTGAGCGGCTTGCCTTGTGAATGGATCACCGCTTCCAGTCTTCCTGCGGACGCTTTCCGGATCGTCATGTCCTTCTTAAAGCCTCCGGATTTTACCGTGTAGGTCGCCTGCGCTTTATTTGCGAGATCTACTCTCGCTGTGACTGCTACTTTATTCAGGGCCCGCGATATAACCGTCGGCGCCTTGGCTTTCATGGCTCCGAGCTTTGCCTGGACTTCCTCCAGCATCTGTTCATCTACCTGGTATTCGATCATGCTCTGTTCGCCTCCAGTGTAAGTGAGTAGATTCCGTCCTCTGAAATGGCATCAGCCACCTTGTATGGTCGTCCGTCGAATTTGATCAGGGTTCCCTGCTTCGGCATCGGTCCATAGTCGGTGGCTGATACATAAATCAGTTTCTGGTTTTTATAAATTCCATCCATGTGCTGGTTGAATCTCTTTTCGCGCTCAATCTGTTCGTTGGAGTCAACCTGTACCGGCATCTCCACTCCGTTGATCGTGTGCATCTCGGAGAATTCTTCCGCGTTCATGAATGCGTCATGCACATCTGACGCGATTATGTCTTTGAAGTTCATTTCTTCCGGCTCCTGCTTGGCGCCTTGGTTTCTCTTTCGATGGTCTTCGGTAGTCTGCCTGCGAGATCATCTTCGTTGCCACTATTGCTGATTCCGATCTGACCTGGCTGCGCTGTCAGCGGTGTTGCCTTTGGAACTTTGACCGCAGGCTCATCCTCTGTCATTACGGCGGTTCCGGCATCCAGCCAGGCTTGCTTCATCTCCGAATCAGGGAGCTCATCGCCGACCTCATACTGATGTGCGCGGTATAAGATCGGTCGAACTGCTACGAGCTTCATCTTAGGCGTTGATCTTAATTGATACGGTCGCGTCCGCAGCGGCTGCGTCTGCGATGGCGTAGCCTGCGAGGATGTTGGAGTCGGCCGTTGCGGTGATCACTCCGTTAGTGCTGTCCCAGTAGACCTCTGCTCCGGCTGTGATCGCCTCGCTGGCCTTCTTCGGGAAGCTGTAAACGCCTACTACGTTTACGCTGTACTTCTGCCCCGGAGTCGCTTCCATAGCTACGACTCCGATTCTCTTACCGATCACCTGGATGGTGTTGGCTTCGATTGTTTTGGCTGTATTATTTACGCGATCGATAGTCTCGCCGCGCTGCCAGAATGCTGCTGTTGCCATGATCTATTCCTCCTTCCTCTTAGACGAGCTTCAGCTTGGTATCTACCTTGATTCCAGGGTTCTTGACTGCTCCACGGTAATCCATGACGCTGATGCCCCAGTCGAGGTAAATATCCCAAATGAAACCGAGCTGTCCAGGTGCTTCCATTCTTCTGATGTTCGGGATCTCCTGTCCGTTCAGGTAGTCGACCTCGATAAAGTCTGTGTCTCCCGGATCGCCGATCAGGAACCATGGCATTACGTTGCCAAGTCCACCGCAGAGTGCATTGATTGTCGGATCCTCGACTACCTCGATGCTGTCTCTGTACTGATAGAGCGGGTTCACTGCCTGGGTGTTGTCGGTAGTGTTGATTGTCGGGCTGTAGAATAAAGTGTACATATCGAACTTCATTCCTGAAGGAACCACGATTGTTGCCGGATTGATGATGATGCTCTCTCCGAACTGGTCCTTCTGATTTGCCAGTGCCATGATCATGGTCTGCATTGCCTCCTGGGTTACTCCGGTACCGGATGCGAGGAGGTTCTTGTGCTCTTTGCCGAAGAGTGCAGCTCCGTCATAAATGCTGGAGTTGTTGATCAGGATCTGGTATACCTGCTTGTTGATGGTCTTTCTTGCGGCTGCTGCGTATCTTGCAGGAAGGCTTGTTACGAGGCTGATGTCGTCATCGATGAATGCCTTTCTGGAGAGCGTGAACTGGCGGCCGTATGTCTTCAGCTGTCTCTGCGGTAACTTCGCATCGCTGAATACGTCATGCTTAAGTTCTCCGTTCTCCGGTACTTCGTAGAACTCGCCAACCGGTCCAGCTACGTAGTAGTTGTCGTGCTTCTTGAAGTCCTTCAGGGATCCTTTCTTGGTGAACTTGTCAAATGTTACGGATACCTTGCGGTAGCCTTCCTTGTATGCCTTCTCGATCGTCTGGTCGAGGATTGCAGGGAATGCTGCTTCCGGATTGTAGAAGCCTCTGGCCATCATTGTGTAAAGCTCATCAGAGCTCTTTCTGTTGAGGCCGGTCGCGTTGGATCCGTCTCTCTGCAGGCACTCGATGGCGAGGTCTCTGATGGACATTCCCATGAGGCTTCTGGCTCCGTCTTCCGGACGCTCTAATGTCATACCACTTCTCATAAGGAGTGAATCAGCGGCTGCGCGTCTGAATTTGTCCTCGGCGGTATCTGTCACCTGGATGCCTGTTGCCACTGGTGCGTTCTGGCTTCTCAAGTGTTCAATGACTGCGGCTCTTGCCTGCTCCACCGTGGATCCGTTGTCGATGTAGGATCTTGCGTCGAGTCCGAATTCTGAGCAGAGACCTTCGATCTCGCGGATTCTGGCTCTCTCATTCTCGATAGCTCTCTGAGCTGTCTGAGGATCAGGCTCCGGATCTCCTTCGCCGGTCTGCTGTCTCTGGTTACCGTTGTTGTTGTTTGTCGGTGCAGCAGCAGGAGTGGAACTCTGGCCGCCATGGGCGATGCCAGCACCAGCTGCTCTAGCTGCGTCGATGCTTCTCTGCAGGGAGTCAAATTCTGCGGCTTCCTCGCGTGTCATGTTGCGACCTGCGGATCTGGCAGCGTTTAATAATTCCTGCTGACGTGCGATCATCTGTTCAATCGTCATTTTCTTTTACCTCCATTCGGTTTTTGTTTATTTGAAGTTGCCTCTCATAGACGTCAATCGGGATCTCCTGTG